TAACCGGTCAATTGAACCGATTCTTGGCGCACTTACCCAAGAGATGAAGCGGAAGTTCCTGACTAAGACGGCCAGATCTCAGGGACAAACAATCATGTATCTGAACAACCCGTTCAAGCTTGTGACGGTTCAGGTACTCGCAGAGCTTGCGGACAAGCTCACCAGGAACGAGATCCTTTCGTCCAACGACGTAAGGTCTATCATCGGGTTCAAGCCGTCGAAGGACCCGAAGGCCGATCAGCTGCTTAACAAGAACATACCGGCGGCTTACGCTGAACTCCCAGTGGATGGGGTGGCTCTTAAGAAGCCGAAACTTCCCCCGAAATCCCCATTCCCTCAGGTGGCTACACAACCCACAACAGGAGTAAATCAAAATGGGACCAGTCCCTGATTTTACCGGGTACGCTACCCGGCATGGGCTTAAGTGTGCCGACGGCAGGATCATCATGGCTGGGGCCTTCAAGGCCAACGACGGCCAACGCGTTCCTCTCCTCTGGCAGCACGGCCACAGTGACCCAGACAATGTCCTCGGCCACGCGATCCTGAAGAACGTCGAAGAAGGTGTTCGGGTTCAAGCGTTCTTCAACAGCACTCCGAAGGCTACGACTGCGAAGCAGCTCGTCCAGCACAAGGACATCACCCAGCTGTCCATCTACGCCAACCAGCTGATCCAGAAGGGCGCCAATGTTCACCACGGGAACATCCGTGAAGTGAGCATGGTTATTTCCGGGGCAAACCCTGGAGCGCTCATCGATCCCGTCACTATTCGCCACGGTGACGACATGATCGAGCTCGAAGATGAGGCCATCATCACGACCGGCCTTGAATTCGAGGTTGCGCTGGAACACGCCAGTGCGAGTCCCGAAACCGAAGAGGTGCTTGAGGGGGAAACCGTCGAAGAGACTGAGAAGTCCGTCGACGATATTCTCCACTCGCTCAACGCCGAGCAACTCGACGTTGTCAAGATGCTCATCGGCGAGGCTCTCGAACACTCGGGCGACGAAGAGCTCGAGGAACTCGAAGATGAAATCGAAGGAGAGACTGTGAACGCACTGGCTCACGCGGCGTCTGTTACGGCCGCTGTTCCAGCGGCTAAGACTCCTGCCGTTCCGGCAGGCAAGGCCCCCGCCGGCGGCAAGACCATCGCGGACGTTTTCAACGAACTGACCGACGAGCAGAAGAACGTCGTGTACGCCATGATTGGCGTCGCGCTCGACAACGCACAGCACTCCGACCTTGAGGGCGGGGACAACTACGAAGGGGACCAAGTGTCGCGCAACGTGTTTGACCAGACCGACAAGGTTCAGGCTCCAGCGCCCGTTGGCTACGCCTTTTCGCACTCGGACGTCAAGGGGATCATGGCGGCGGCCGTGAAGGGCGGAAGCCTCAAGGGTGCGGTTGAGGACTTCGCTCTGGCGCACGGCATCGACGACATCGACGTGATGTTCCCGGAGGTGAAGCTTCTCGCCAACGAGCCGGACTTCATGTCCCGGCGCATGGCCTGGGTCAACGTTGTTCTCAGTGCCACCAGGAAGTCGCCGTTCAGCCGGGTCAAAACGATCCTCGCCGACATCACGCCCGACGAGGCCAGGGCCAAGGGCTACGTCAAGGCCGCCATGAAGAACGAGGAGTTCTTCGGCGTCACCAAGAGGACGACCACGCCCACCACGGTCTACAAGAAGCAGAAGCTGGACCGCGACGACATCCTGGACATTACGGACTTCGACGTGATCTCCTGGATGAAGGGTGAAATGCGGATCATGCTCGATGAGGAAGTGGCTCGCGCCATCCTCATCGGCGACGGCCGCGACATCTCGCACCAGGACAAGATCAAGGACCCGTCGGGCGCGTCTGACGGCGCCGGCATCCGTTCCGTGCTGAACGACCACGAGATCTACACCACCACGATCAACGTGAACGTGGACGATGCCAACTCTTCCGCGGACGAGATCGTTGACTCGCTCGTTAACGGCATGCGTTTCTACAGGGGTACCGGTAACCCCACCTTCTTCACCACGCTTCCCACGCTCACGAAGCTGCTGCTCGCTAAGGACTCACTTGGCCGGCGTCTCTACTCGACTCAGGCCGACCTGGCCGCGGCGATGATGGTCCGCGAAATCCAGACGGTCGAGCCGATGGAGGAGCTCACCGACCTGTTGGGCATCGTCGTCAACCTCACGGACTACAACGTCGGCGCGGACAGCGGCGGCGACGTCGCATTGTTCGACTTCTTCGACATCGACTTCAACCAGCAGAAGTACCTGATCGAGACGCGCATGTCCGGCGCCCTGGTCAAGTACAAGTCCGCGATTGCGGTCAAGAAGGTCGCCGCGTCCCTCGTTCTGGTCGACCCGCTCATCGCGCCGGTTCAGGACGTCAACGCCGTCACCGGTGCGAACCAGTCCAACGTGACCTACGTCGCGACCGGCGCTGCCGGCGCCGTGACGATCACCTCCGGCGCGTTCACCCTGACCACTTCCAACACGCCGGTCACCGTCCAGGCAACGCCGGCTTCCGGCTACTACTTCGCGTCCAACGCGGAGGACAGCTGGACCTTCGTTTACCAGGCCTAGTTAGGGCAGCCCCATGGCGAAATTTTCCGGCGCTGTGGGATATTCGGAAAGCCAGGAGACGGCTCCAGGCGTCTACACTGATGTGATGACCGAAAGGCAGTATTACGGTGATATCATCAGAGATCAAAGGCGTCTGGAGCCGAACGCGATTCAAGTCAACGACGATATTCGGGTTGACAACTCGTTCAGTCTCGTGGCCGACGCGTATGCCATAGACAACATTACCGCCATGAGGTATATTGTCTGGAACGGAAAGCCGTGGGCAGTTACTAACGCGGAAGTTCGCCGACCAAGACTCATATTGTCGATAGGAGGTCTCTGGAATGGGAACACGGCTTGAGCTGCAGACCATTCTGGAGACCCTTCTTGGAGCTGAAAGTGTATATTTTCAGCCACCCGCAAACATTGTCATGAGTTATCCGGCGATCGTCTACAATCGTAACTACCAGAATGCGCATTTCGCGGACAACATTCCTTATTCGCGGACTATCAGGTACCAAGTCACGGTTATCGACGCGAACCCAGACAGCCTTATTCCGAGTAAGGTGGCTAGTCTTCCACAGACGATGTATGTCCGTCATTTTACTACGGAAAACCTCAATCACGATATCTACTACATGTATTACTAAGGAGAACAGAGCGTGAATGCTCTTGTGTGGGACGATACCGGGAATCGCCGCTTCGAAACGGGCATTGATCACGGCATTCTCTACCCGCTGAACCCTTCAACCAGCGCCTACGACATGGGGTTCGCCTGGAACGGCTTGACCGGCGTCAAGGAGAAGCCCGCTGGTGCGGCCGTTACCAAGTCGTACGCCGACAACATGGCCTACCTGAGCCTTCTGTCAGCCGAGACCTTCGATCTCGAGATCGACGCCTACACCTACCCGCCTGAGTTCGGCGCCTGCGACGGTACTGTCGCTCCGAGTTCCGGCGTTGTGGTTGGGCAGCAGGCTCGGCAGACGTTCGGCCTGGCGTACAGGACCAAGATCGGCAACGACGTCGAGGCTGATCTCGGCTACCTGCTGCACCTTGTGTACGGTTGCCTGGCCGCGCCGTCTGAGAAGGACTACGCCACCATCAACGACTCGCCGGCCGCGGTGACGTTCAGCTGGTCGGTGTCAACGGTGCCGGTGCCCGTATCCGGCCTCAAGCCGACGTCTCTGATCACCATCGATTCAACAAAGGTTAGCTCGACTAACCTGGACGCCCTCAACCAGATCCTCCAGGGCACCGTGGGCGTCGACCCGGAGCTGCCGCTTCCCGACGCGATCATCGCTCTGTTCGCTGCAACCGTCACCGTCGTCACAACCATCGAGCCGACCTTCAACCCGACCGGACACGTTCTCACCATCCCAACGGTCACCGGCGTCACATACCACATGGACGGCGCCGTCATCGCTTCTGGCGATCACGCCATCACCGAGGACAAGGTCGTCACCGCTACGGCAGACGACAGCTACGTGTTCTCGCCGCTGTCGGTCGACGCCTGGCACATCGTCTACTCGTAAACCCAAGATCACCGGAGAGACAGAGAATGCTTCGGCTAACTATCACAGAACGCGAGTCGTTCAACGAGGAGACGAACGAGTTCATAACTCCTCTAGTCTGCGTTCTAGAGCTGGAGCATTCTCTAGTCTCTCTGTCAAAATGGGAGTCGAAGCACGAGAAGCCGTTCCTCGGTTCCGAAGATAAGACTGACGATCAAACTCTTGACTATGTCAGGATGATGATCATTGGACCAGAACCTTCCCCGGAGGTTTTCTCCAAAATCAGCGAAGCCAATGTTAACGACATCAACACGTACATTAATGCAAAGATGTCGGCGACATGGTTCAATGAGCGAAAAACCTCCGGGGGAAAAGAAGTAGTAACAGCCGAGATCATCTACTACTGGATGATCTCACTAGGGATTCCGTTTGAATGCCAGAACTGGCATCTTAATCGGTTGCTAACGCTTATCAAGGTGTGCAACTACAAGAACGCGCCCAAGAAGAAGATGAGCCGGTCTGAAAGTGCGCAACAGCAACGTGACCTTAACGAACTTCGCCGATCTCAGATGGGCACTAGAGGCTAAGAGGAGGAGTTCGAGTGCCACGTATCAACTGGGATGCCGTTGGCGAGCGTTTCTACGAGGCCGGAATAGATCGCGGTGTCCTATACACGCAAGGTAACGACGGTGTTCCGTGGTCAGGTCTTATATCTGTCGTGGAGAAGCCGTCTGGCGGTAGCGCAGTCTCGTACTACATCGACGGTCAGAAGTATCTGAACGTGTCGTCCAATGAGGAATACTCCGCGACGATAACCGCCTACACATATCCTGAAGAGTTCGAGGTATGCGATGGAACGGGCCGTGCAGACACCGGCCTATTCGTTTCGCATCAGAGACGTCAGCAATTTAGCTTCGCGTACAGAACGATGATCGGTAATGATACTGATCCTGAAGCAGCGTATAAGATTCATATTGTCTATAACGCTCTCGCTGAGCCGTCTGATCGAGATTTCGCTTCGATGAGCGAATCGCCTACTACGGCAAATTTCAGTTGGGTCATCACTACGACGCCTCCTGTGATGCCTGGTTTCAGACCTTCAGCGCATCTTGTGATCGATACCAGAATCGCTCATCCCGGCGCCATCTCAGATGTAGAAGATATTCTATACGGTACCGACACAACGTCGGCCAGGATCCCAGATCTCGCAGAACTCATAACTGTCTTCGACACGAACGCTCTGTTCATCGTTGTCGACAACGGTGACGGAACGTGGACGGCTACAGCTCCTGATGAGTTGGACGCGATCATATTCACAGATGCGGACACCTTCACGATTACGTGGCCTTCGGCTGTCCCGATCAGCGACACGGAATACACACTTAGCTCGCTCTAGAAAGGAGGCCTGATGGCAAGCGTAACCGGCAAGACCGCCGATGCGATGGACGCGATTA